AATTTTATCTACTTTCTCAACAAGGCGAATATGTTCGTCTTTCATTGTGTACTTTACTGGAAGGTCCGCTCTCAACTCATTCAAAATCACTTCCACTTTTTCCATGTGGTTTATAATTGTTTCAATACGTCTGTTGCTACGTTCCATTATCCAACCAAGGCCAGATAATGTGGTAACAACCGACGCGATAAGACCAAGAGTTGATACGGGTTCCATAGGGTTACTCTGGAAGTCCTGATTGGCCGTCAGCAAGACGAGCTTTTACCGACTCGGGTAAACCGCTAGTCCAGTTGTGCTCTTTGGCGATGGATATAATTTTACGCATGATGGCGCGAGGATTTGCAGCCCGACCAACCGAAGACCAAGCAGCAGCTACATCGACTGGGCTTGAAATCGGGAAGGACAAATTGTCACCAGCAAATTCTCCCTTCATTTTACCTTCTTTTAGCGCCTTGCGTTTCTCTGTGCTCCACTCACGGAACTCTGCGTCTTTGCGCTTCTTGTCTCTGCACACGGGGCACTTTCCACCGCAAGCACATTCTTTGAAGGCAGGTAGGGGCATTGAAAGCATCTCAGTATCTTGAGAATCGCCTTCGGAACAGTTGTACTCCTTCTTCTTCATTTCCATGAATGAAGACATCCTAGACTTCTTACGATCGAAGATTTCTTTCATTGCCATCGAACCATCTGCATCCTCGTTATATTCACGATTAACCAGAGCTGCTTTTTTCTCGCGGTGTTCGGCATGCATCTTCAGGACATTTTCATTGTGATTACTCATTGTTCCATCAGCATTTGGCCGCCACTTTTTTCCATCAGAGTTAAGTTTCTTGAGTTGCTCACCACTAATGGTGTTACTCGCGTTGATTCCCCCACCGGGTCCCGGAGTCGATACATCACTAAAGGATAGGTAATTTCCGTACACAAGACCCCGGTCATTTCTTATTGGGTTTTACCCTTGTCTCCACACTCTCCCGTTTTGCCATTCTGGTCCAGGGGACTCCTTCTGAAACTTTCTCTTACCTAGTTCATTGACCCAGTGTTTCACACCCTGTTTCTTTTCGCTGAGTTTTAATTTGTGAGCAGTTGTTAAGGGTATCCCTGATAGAGCCTCACTCCTTTTCTTCCGACTTTCTTCGGATTGAGTTCTCCCAAACTGCGGGTGATTTTCTCCCGAGTTGATTTGAGAGAGTTTTTCTTTGACCTTAGGTGTTCCTTCTTCCTCTCCTCAAAGTTTGTCGTACTCCCCATGTAAAACTTCCCATTAAGGGTATTTGTTGATTTGTACGTATCCATAATCAAAGTATTGCAAATACGTCTAACAGTAAACCTATTCCTCAGTTTCCTCTGAGTCTTCCTCTAAAGCATCAAACACTTCGTCAATGATGTTGTCAATTATATCTTCCAGATACAATTCACCATCTTCTTCGGAGATGTAGTTGTTGGGGTCAAAAGGTGCTTTGAGGTCGTCCTCGGGTCCTTTACCACTTGGGTACTTCCAGAGTCCTACACCATCAAACCAGGGAGAAGTATTCCCTATGGTGTTAGTAGGCAGACCTGAGTTGTTGGCTACAGTCTCTTCTTCAGGAGAGAAAATCTGTTGAGCATACGCTGCACGAAATGCTTCGATGGCTTCGTAGTTAAAATCACCACCAATTCTGTTACTCATGACTTTGTTTGTTTAGCGTTTCTTGGTTTTACCCGAAATATCCTGTAACAACTTTGAGTTTCCCATTAACTTCTCTTCGTATGTTCTCACTTCCTTTTTGACTTCTGCCTTCATCCTACCTTCTTCAATCAATCGTTTTTTCTTCTGGTCTAAGGGTTCTTCATCTAATGCACTATCAATGTTTGCTTCCATTCGTCTCTTCATCTCATCATCTCGTAGTTGCTGTTTCCTCACTTCATCGTAACCATCGGGCTCGTCATCATCAGGCTCACGACCTTGGGGATGAGTTACTTTTGTCAGTTGATCTAATAGTGCATCGTGTTGATCACGAAGACGACGCCTACATACTTTGTCTATGCCAACTGACATGGGCCCACAAGGTAACTTGTGTTCTTTTAATAACTCTTTAGTGTTCATGCTTTTTTCGGTGTGGAATACCAGGTGGTAACTCAGACTCAATCCAAGTCACCACCAAGGTGGTATCAATCGTCGTATCTATCTAGTATATGTGAAATCACTGAGTTTCGAACTATATCTTCTTTTTTGAACTCGATAACACCAACTTCAGTGAGATCATTGAGTCTATGAATGGCATCAACCAATCCATTCTCTCTACGAAATACTTCCAAGTCTGTCTGACGAGTGTCCCCAATCAAGCAGATCTTAGAGTCTTTCCCAACCCTGGACAACACTGTTTTACAGTGAGAGGGTAGAAAGTTTTGTGACTCATCAACAATGATGAATGCTTCGTTGAGTGAACGACCACGAATATCTTCGAGAAGTACTGGTTCAATGATTTTTTTATTCAACAGGTACTCTGCAGCACCTTGTGAACGCATGATGCAAGGTAGGTTATCAAGAACTGGTGCAATTAGTGGTGCAATCTTTTCAGACATGTCGCCAGGTAAAGCACCTCTTCCCCGTTGGTACTCAACTCCTACATCGCTACGGACATAATAGACTTTCTCAAAGTCGCCATTAGCAACTCCAAAAAGTCCATAGTGCAGGGCAATCAGGGTCTTCCCTGTGCCAGCACATCCAAAACCTATTGTCACTGTGTTGCGATTGAAACTATTCCACAGTTCTTCTTGACGCCAAGTTAAAAACTTTGGTGGCTGAACATCCATGCCTTTGGCATAAGATTGCTCTAGCATTTGAACTGATTCGGATCTGCGAGATCTGCGCTTGTCTTTGGAGGTGAGCATTGGTAAATGACAGTCGGTGGGTAGTAAATCATACACTTCGCTGATTAATAGAATTACATCCGACTCACCCCCTTGAAAATTATTCTTCGGCATTGGGAGACTACCGCGAACAATGGGTTTTACCCTCTAGAACCACTCAGTGTAGTCCGACCATCCCCCAGCTCCACCACAGAACTTTGTGAACTTTTCTTGTTCAGTATCTTTTTTATTTCTATCCTTTAGATACTTATCTGAAGCACGATCAGTAATCAAAACTTTAGTGCCAAAGTCTTCTTCCATTAGAGACTTGTTGAAATCAACTGGAGAATTAGCCATGATGTTAGTCTGTCGTAGTTACAACAGTAACTTTTTTTATCGTGGTGGTTACCAATCACCAATTACATTTCTGTATCGTAACCTATTCCTCTTTTACCTCCTCGTATCCCCCTCACAAAAGTTGATCGATTGTCTGAAGTTCCATCTCCAGATTCAAACCCATCAGGGTCATTATAGGAATGATCAGCAGGGAATAAACGTAATCTCTTATTTGTGAGGTTTGGGAATACATCTTTGTTACCAAAACCCGGACGAGTGAGGTCACCAAAGAAACGTTTGTTTTGTCCAATCGAATCTTGTATTCCCCTATCCACAGTATCCAACTTCATTGAGAAATAAGTCAGTGCCCATGTGAAAGCATCTGTTCTGTCATCATGTTTTGTGTAAGGAAAAGTTGTAAGTTCCTTAATGAAGGGGTCAATCCATTCACCTTCCACAAACTTCACTCTTCCAAACTCCATTAGTGGTGCCACTGCTTGAAGCCGAATAGTCTTTGACTTGAGTGGTTTCATCTCCTCAATTGGAATCTTCGCCTCTTTCTTTAACATTTGAATCAAGGATTGACCAGAAGCAGCTTTTTCTATACATAGCACCCTTGCGCCATAGAAAGCATACAAGTGTTTTACCTTTGCAATCAAATCGGGGAAGCCCAAACGACCAGTTATGATATCTCGTATGTACACCTTCCCTGGATGCCGATGAGAGATGGAAGCAATGCAAATTGCAGTTTCATCAGCAAGTTCTTTTTCGGAAAAAGCACAGTCAACCGCCAACCAAGTCATATCGAACTCAGGGCACTGACTGGGTTCCATTCTGTATATCCAACTGTCTTTTACAATCTGACCTTCAGCCGCAACAGGGTTTCCTTGGTACAATGCTGAAAAGGCAAAAGAACCCATTGTTCGTTTCTGGGCCATTAGCATGTCTACAGAAAAGGCAGTATTGCTCGGCCAGTGCGTTTCTCCCATGTCTCTTTCCAGAGGGTCCTCTGCTAACTGCTCTGCAGTTTCTATGATCCCTGCTATGTTAATCCAACGCCAACCATTAGGATTCTCCCCCTCATCATAAACGCCGTCTACCTCAAGTAGAACACCGTGCAAGTCATGTTGGTGAAATCGCGTAGCAATCACCAT